ACGCTACTAACTTAACTACTAGAATTTACAACGCTGCGGGTACTTACCAAAGCAATGGCAGCACAGCCCACGCCGTTAGCCTTGCTGCTAATGTAAGGCCACAGTGGGAAGCCAAGCCGACACTAACATACCAGCCACCAGTTAGAGCCGTGGATGTTATAGAGGAGAGACAAAACGCTATATTTGTTTTAAGGACCGAGCCAGACAATAACAGTATAGAGTTGTCAATAGTTGACAAGACATTACAAGCCAGCAAGCCTACACGGGTGCGCATGCTGTGCAAATGGTTTGACGACTCTTTTGTAGCATTAAGCGCAAGCAGTGCCAAGCGTTACCAGCGTTACTTATTCTATTACCGCATTTATGTTAAAAACTCTGGCGGCACTACTTCACAATACAGCCCAATTACAAACGCTTATAATACAGTAGCTACGCCCGTTTGGCAGACTCAGGAGTTAACAGTTACTAACGCGCGTAATAGTTGGAATACTCATGTAATGGACTTCGTAATGCCTGAAGTTCCTGCTGGCTATACGCGTTTATTTGTTGACTATTACATAGAGGCTGAGCAAGGTTTCTTTGTAGCGCCTAACAACTGGGCCGCCAACACTACTAACCAGATTAACTTTTGGGGTACCATTACAGCAGCGCAGCCTTATGGCTCAATAGAAAACCCAGACTTTGCCCACACGACCAAGCAGACTGTAAGCGTAACGGGCGCTAGTGGCAACAGCCAACTTATAGAACTTGAGCCCGCTTACTATGACGACGAGGGCCTTTATGGCTTCGGCTCTATTTTTGTTTACAACGGCTCTACTTTTGTTTTAAGTTCTAACTGGTTCAGCGGTTATGCTAGTGCAATAAGCGCGGACCTAGGTACAATTCTAGGCCGTCGTATTGGTGGCATGTATAATAAATTTGTGCCAGTTGTGCAGGGTACATGGCACGACGCTGGAACTTTAAGCGCTATTAAGTCTCTTAACTTTGACTCTACAAAATGGCTGTTTAACGGAGGCACATTTTACCCACGCTCAGAAAGTTGGCAGGGCGAATGGCTAGGGCTTGCACCTGACTACACGCTAGCAACTGGCGGCGGGAGCGAAGAGTATAACCCTAGGACTGGAGAGCGGACCATACGCGAGCGACTAAATTACCATGAGTTTGCAATTACAAAACTTAACCTAGAAACTAGCGCTATACCAGCCAGACTAGTAGAGCATTTAGTTAACTACTCGGACGGGGCACCGACTACACAGCCAACGCTAAACACACGCTGGGAAGTCATGCTGGAATACAAAGACAGCACCGAGGTACTAGACTGGCATATACAAGAGCATAACGCTTCTGTGGTTTATACAGCAGGCACCCACACAATTACTAACGGCTACGAGTTAATTATATGCAACAGCACGGACGGCAATGTAACTGTAAACCTACCAAACGCCACCGAGAGCAAGGGCAAAAAATACTATTTTAAAAAGACAGCGACTTCACATGTAGTAACTATTGACGGAGGGGCTTACAATATAGACGGGGCAACAGCTACAACTATTAACCAACTTTACGGCAGCAAGACAATTATAAGCGACGGGGCGCAGTGGTATATTATTGCAGAGGTTTAATTTGTTAACGACTTGCGTTTAATGTGTTTGTAAATTGCAGGCACTATGGCACAAGCAAGCGCAGACATTATCGCAGGCTCGCAGGGGTTTAAATACCACGCGGCTGCAACCGTTACCTCTGTAAGTTATGACGCGGTAGTTCCTCAAGAGGACACCGTTTTTACTTCGTTTACAGTTACTCAAGAGAATGGCACCGCCACCAATGTACTAAGTGCAAGGGGTATGAGCGGTATTACTTTTCAGCAGGGGGCATACTTGCCAGCAGGTAAGGGCAATAAAATTACTGGCTTCGTTATTAGTTCTGGTTCTGTAATCGGTTACTAAAATGCTAGTAAGTCAAAACCTCGGACTTGGCACGCGGGGCACGGCATACAAAGGGCAGGGCTGGGCTCTGGTTAAGTTGTATAAGTCGCGTGTTACTGCTGACGGCGGTTATTACGAGGGCATTGGTTGCCTACTTAGAAAACTTAACAACTTATAAAAATGAGCGATTTATTAAATAAGGCGAGTCTGGTAGTTATACCTTCTGGGTATAAAGAAGACACCGTTTATAGTGTGGTGCCGTCCGACGGCAGCGGCGATTTGTCATTCACCCGTGCATCCAACGGAACGCGAGTAAATAGCGCGGGATTGGTTGAGGTTTGCCCGTGGAATTTAACGGAAAAATCAAATAATTTTGCCAATTGGTTGGGGGTTAACAATGTAACAATTACTGCAAATGACACAACCGCACCAAACGGGACAACAACGGCGTCAAAAATTGTAGTTGGTTCAGGTTCTCCTATTAGAATTTTCGATTTTATTGGAAACCCAACACAAGGGGTGTACACAATTTCCGTTTATGCAAAAGCGGGAACGGGTGATGAAATAATTTTGTACACAACAAATGCCTATGTTTATGCAACTTACAATTTGAGCAATGGAACAGTAACACAAGGCGTTGGTACAGCATCAATTGAAAATGCGGGGAATGGTTGGTATCGTTGCATTGTTACAAATACAATAGCCGCGGGCGAGATTGGTCAAATTATATTTAGTGGAAATAGTACAAACGAATATGTGTATTTATATGGCTACCAAACAAATGTAGGAAGCACCGCCAAACCCTATTTCCCCACAACCGACAGATTAAATGTACCAAGATTAACCTACCAAAATGGCGGGGGCGGGTGTCCTAGTTTGTTGTTGGAGAAGCAGAGTACGAATTTGGCTTTATGGAGTGAGGATTTTACGCAGTCGGTTTGGTCTTTGGTTTTTTTAGTTAGAAATGCAACGGCGAACACGGCAATTTCTCCAGATGGAACGCAAAATGCAGACACGATTTCGGATTCAATAACTACCGCAGAATTTGGCGCGGGGCAATTAATTACGGCAACGGCGAACACCCCACAAACAACGAGTATTTTTGTAAAAGCAAACGCGAGCAATTTTGCAATGTTGCGTTTTTACGGAAATGACATTCAAAAATATTATTGTGTAGTTGTAAATTTAAGCACGGGAGTAATTACAAAAACCCAAGCGGGAAGTTCTACAAGTTCTACAAGTTCATCCATTACAAATATGGGTAACGGATGGTATAGAATAACCGCAACCGCTACAATGAATACAACTGATTATTATTTGATTGTCAATTTAGTTCCATCAGCAACCCCAACCATTGGAGATTTTGGGAATAGTTCTTACACGGGTACGGGCAGTAATTCAATATATGTTTGGGGCGCACAATTTGAATAATGTAGTATAATTATACCAACGAAATAGCGTATATTTGTACTATGGAAATATGGAAATTTGTAAACGAAAAATACGAAATAAGTAACACGGGTAAATTGAGAAAAGGTAATTGCATATTGAAAGGATTAGTGGGTAATTGCGGTTATGTGCAGTATTCAATGTATTTGGGTAATTACAAACGCAAATACGAATTGGCGCATAGATTAGTTGCAAAAGCGTTTATTGAGAACCCAGAGAACAAAGCCGAGGTAAACCACAAAGATTGCAACCGATTGAATAATTGTGTTGAGAATTTAGAATGGTGTACACATAGCGAGAATATCCAACATTCCAGAGCATTGAACCGCTACCCAAAGCAAATAAAGAAACGCACGATTGAAACACTAACCAAAGACCGTGAGGCAAAACAACACAAAATGAAACCAGTAATTGATGAATTGGGCAATGTATACGAAACTGCAAAATCGGCAGCGTACGCCCACGGATTAAGTTCACACGCCGTGCGTCTTGCAATCAAGAACGGCAACAAGTCAGCAAACAAAAAATGGTCATACTTAAACAACTAAGGAAATGGGAAGTTATGCAACGAGTTATATAGGACCAACCACATCAGCAAGTGCCACAAGGGTGGCGGATACCTACCAAAAAGGCGGCTTTGGCAACACCTCAACCGCTGGGACTTTGTTTTATGAGTTTGGGGCTACAAAAATAGATAGTCCAAATGGTCAATATTTAATTTCATTATTTGCTGGCTCAAGCGTTGGGAATGCATTTTTTGCAGATGGTAACTCTATAACGATATGTGGTAACGGTCCGCAAATTCAATGCTTTAATAATGGTTATAGTCAGAATTTATTTACAATTACACCAGCAGTAGGGGAAAATGTAAAAATAGCCATTCGCTATGACGGCACTAATGTAGTTGCGTTTGTAAATGGTGTAAAACAAACTGTTTATAGTGATACCGCAGTTGGAGTGAAAAACGCTATTCGTGTAAATAATGGAGAAAATGGAAGCCAAGCGACTAAACAATTAATTTTTTTCCCAACCGCATTAACCGATGCGGAATGTATTTCCTTAACAACTATCTAAAATGATATTCAATAAATTCGAGTTCACCCCTACCGAATGGGCAACACTTCAAAAAGACATACAACAAACCACAACCACGCCCGACGGGGAAACCGTTACAACTTGGAAAGATTGTGCAGTTGTTGAAATTGGGTTTATTGTGATTACGCCCGCCGTTATGGATGGAATGGAAGTTGTAACCCCCGCAGTTTTGAGCGACAAATGGGCGGTTGATATTCTATTTTATTCAGAACCCCCCGCAAGTTTTGCCCCGTTTGAGGTTTTCCCAAAGCCGTGCGGGGTGCATACATTTT